ATGGAAAAGTTAACAACCGTTTAGGCTCTATTGGTTTTTTCAGGTGTGGTGCCATGGAAGTAGCAACCGCCCAGCGCATTAATTCCCACTGGTTTCTGTACTCTTGAGTCTGTGCGGACCGCATGCCCTCAAGTTTTAAACGCCAAAAGCGGGGCGTGCATTTCCAAAACTCAGCCTCACTCAGACCAAGTTCTCCATAACTAATGCGCTCTATTTTGCGCCAAGTAAGCGGGGCGCTGTCGCCCTTGGCTGTTACTTTCCCTCTGGCTCTTCGCTAGAAAAGAAGTCTGTAACTGCTGCCGTAAACGCGTCTAATGCAGGGGCTAACTCGCTAAACTTCTTAACGGCTGCTCCTAGTTTTTGAACGCTGGCAAAGGGTGTCTTTTCTCCTTTGGCTTCGTAGCCCTCAATAATTCCGTAAAAGGCGCATGCTAGTGCAAAGTCCATAGACTTAGCTAAGTCCTTTTGCATGTTTAAGTCTGCGAAGTTCTCCATGCCAGCTAACTGCATTACATTGCGAAGGCTATTCATGTTAAACAAAAGGGGGTGACTAGCACCCCCGATTTTAATTTCTGTGCTCATGGGCACAAATATAACTAAATAAATTATGAAACGGTGCCAACAGTCAAAGCGCCAGTGCCTTGCAAGGTTCCAGTAAATGTAGCCTTGTCATTGTTAGGAGCGCTCAAAGACAAACTGCTAAAGTAAGCAGCGCCCGTAAGTTTCTCGTCTCCAGTTACATTGGTAGTCATTACAACAGTAACAGAAGTACCAGCCAACAAGTCAGCAAGCAAGTCTTTAAAAGAAAGTCCGCTAGTGCTTACGCTAGAGTCGCTTTCGAAAATTCCCTCTACATTCAAGGTGTAGCCGTACTCGCCCGCGATGAACTCTTTAGCGCCTGCGCTGTCTTTGTTAGTGACATCAATCATGTCCTTGCTGATGTCAATAGAATGAGTAGTCGCATTAGCGATTTTAGTCAATGTGCCGCTTACATCCTTATAGATGCTAATGAGCGTGCCGTTTACTGGTCCAGTAGTTGCCATGGTTATTTATATTTTAAATTATTTTTCTTTGCTAAGTCGCGCAGCAGTCCGTCTACGCCTTTAATTACTTCCTCGGTTACGCTGTTCGCGTTTCTGTCCAATGCTGGGCGCATAAATGGGCGAGGCGCTAGGCTGCCCGTATAGCGTCCGTTTGACTGAATGCGAGGCGCTGTGCCATACTCAAACATCACACCGAGGTAATTGTTATAGTATTCTTTACGCAAGCCAATTAAAGCCTTGTCAAGGTTTGTGCTGTCCTTACTAGTAATAAATCCAATAGAGTCGCGTAAGTCCCCAGTGTTTACTGGCACCAAACTCTTTGCGGTTTGTATAATAGGCTCCGCACTTTTACGAAGTAACTTCTGCAACTTGGGGCTTTTAATGTCTACACCAACAGCCTCCAGCGCGTTAATTACTTCGCTCATTCCCTCTATGTGTTTGCCGTTAGCCATTATAAAGTTACCTCAGTTTGTAATTTCAAATATAGGTTTCGCTGTAAGTTGGCTATGTTAACAATGTTGTGGGCTACGCCTCCCTCTACTACTCTATGCTTTACGCTAATGTCGCCGTTATAACGGACAGTGTAATAAACTACTTGCTTATGTTCTCTGCGGTCCGCGTTCACATTCTCAGTACCAGCCTCGGCCTCTACACGCTGCGCCCATGCGGTAGCGTATTCGGTCCAAGTCTGCAACTTCTCGCCCGTGTTAGTGTCTATTGTCTCAGTATAACTTTGCAGGCTTACTAAGACATCTATGGCCCCAGCATTCATTAAATTAATACTTGGATTTTATAAGGGTCCAACAAATAATGAAAACCAAACTCCATGGGGCTCTGTATAGTTCCAGTCACAATGGCCTGCCTATTGTCGTAGTATTGTGCAATTAACAAAAGGGCAGCGTGCTTTATTGTCATGGGTAAAATAGTGTCGGGCTCTACGCCAGAAGTTCCCACTGGGTTAAACCCTTCTGTTACTTCAACAATGTACTTAATACCGTCGTCAGTTACAAGCGTTGGCGCTGTCTCTATAAAAATGTTACGGCTATATAGGCCCATAGGCTCAGGGCTAGCAATCCAGTCCGCAGCGTCGTAGGCAGTTACCGCGTTAGAGTCACTAATGTAGTAAACATTCGTCACAGCCAAACAGCGCGTATTTAAGCGCAAATAATTGCCGCTGGGTATGTTGGTGCCATTCAGCGGGTTAACGAGCGCAGGCTGGCCCGTAAAGCCGTCAAAGCCATAACGCGCAGTCGCCTTACGAATTGAGTAGCCAAGGTAATTACTGCAAGCCTCTACGGCCATAGCAATGAGTCCACCTATATAGGAGTCGTCGGCGCTGCTGGTAACGCGCAAGTGCTGCTTAGTTTCTGCTAGAGTTATGTAGTCAGTAGCAGCATTAGCGTAGGCGGTATAATGGCGTGCAATAAACATTTTACTCGGCGTCTAGTTCAGTCTCAGGGTTAATAGGTTTAACCTTTTTAGCGGGTTTGCTTGGTGAAGTAAGCACTGGAATTTCCACGGCTACGCCTGCCTCGATTAAAAGCATGGCCTGCTTGGTTTCCATAATTACCTCCTCGCCCGCATTGTAACTCAGGTTGAACTGTCCAGTTGGGTTAGCAACAAATTTAATTTTCATATTAGCCCGAGGGCGCTGCACTCAAGAGCGCCCCCAGCACTTGGACTTTAAAGCCCCCAAGCGGGCAAATTATTAGGCTACAATGTCCTTACAAACTGCAAAGGCAGTAGGCTGCAACAAGTTGCAATCCAAGTAAGCGTTAAGCACTACATTAGTCAAGCCAGCAGTTGCACCGCTGTAAGGGTCAACTGTCAACTCCATACCACCCCAAGAGGCGATAGCCATTTTAGAGAAGTCTCCAAAAATCATGGCAGACAAAGTGCTGCTAGAACCTTTAGACAAGTTGCTAGGAACCAAAGTAGAAGTAGCAACTGGGTAGCCGTTCAAGTCCATACCGCCTGCGGGCCAAATGAAGTTACCTTCTACACCAGAAGACTGGCGAGGAATAGTTTGCAAAGCAGCTTTAACTTTAGGGTTAGTCAAGTAAGCAACTCCCTCGCCGTTAGCGTTCTCAACAGCCTTCATCAAGTTAACAACATCGGCCCAAACTGGAGCAATACCGTTAGCGTTTGTGCTGTTAGAAGAAGCGCCACCTGCATAAGTAACATTTACAGAAGAGTTGGCAATAATACCAGTAGGCTCGTTAGAACCTCCACCTTTAATGGCAGCAGTTTCCAAAGATTGAGCCATAGCATTCAAGAGCCAGTTTCTTACATAAGCGTCAATGCTGTTAGAAGACTGAAGCATCAACTGGTTTGAAACTTGAATGTAAGCGGCCAAACGCTTAGGGCTAAAAGTAATTTTAGAGAAGGCAGGGCTCTTTTCAGTAGCGCTTCCGTTTTCAGTATTCCAGCCAGCAGAAGGCACAGTGCTAGCGGTTGGCATGTCCAAGTTACCTACCAAGCCAGACAACTGCTGTACACCCAAACCACGCAAAACAGTTTTAGGCAACAATACATCGATGATTGAGCCTACTGAAGTCTGTACATTGACACCACCTTCTGAGCCTGAAGTTCCACCAGTTACGCTCATGTCGCGCTTGAAAACTTCGCTAGGAACTTTCATTGAGTGAGCAGAAACAGAAACACCAGAGCGCTGGAACTCGGCAGCAGCCATAGAGTTAAATTCGGCCTCTACGCCATCACGACGGCCAGTAATAGCCATTTCCATAGCACGCTTAAAGCTGTACTGCTCCTTCATGTTTTCTTTTTCTTTCTCTTCGCTGCGGCTAGCAACATGGCCAGCGGCTTGAGCAGCCAAGTTTTGCAACTTTTCCAAGGTTTCAACCTCGGCCTTAATTGCGCCCAAACGAGCCTCAATTTCGGTCAAACGGTTGGTTTCGCTTTCAGCCATTGAGCGGGCTTCCTTTTCAATGGTGGTTTGCAAGGTAGACAACTCGCCGAGCAAGCGTCCACGCTCTTCTTTTAATGCTTTAATTTTATTCATGAGTTTTTTGTTTGTTTAAAGGTTTTCGTAGCGTAGCAGTGCAAGTTTTAAAATGTCGGCTGCCGCTTGGCTTTGTTTCGCGCTTTCTATTTCGCGCTCTTGGTCGCGCATAGCAACAATGCTGCGGGCGTCCGCTTCGGTGTCAACATATGCAGGGTAAGTTACTGGGCTAACATCGTAGAGGTCCTCAATAACCATAATAGTGCGCTTGCCCATTGTGCCGTATTTAGTTGACTCGGTCCACTTCTGCTCCTTAATGGTAAAAGCAAAACTGCTCTGGGTAATGTCGCCGCGCATGATTGAGCGCACTACGCTAACATGTGTAGGGTTCTCGTAGTCAGGGACCCAAGTATACTCTAAATTCCCGTCAGCGTTTACAAATACTTTGCAAGTGTTTGCCTTTGTGCGTCCCAGTATTAACTCGGCCTCGTGGTTGAATAGACAGCGAATGTCATACTCCTTGCCTAGGGCATAGTCAAACGCCCCTGCCTCTATAACCTCCTCAAAATAGCCGAGGTCGGTAACTGAATTAATAACGGCGGCAATGCCTCCAATTTCCGTAGGCATGGCGTTGCCTTCTGCTCTGGCTATTACGGTGCCCGTAAATGTTCTGCGCTCTTGTTTCATTATATTACTTCGGTGTTATTAACTCCGTTTGGGTTATTGTTTTTGTCTGCTGTTGCAAGTAGCTGCTCAATTTTGGCGTCCATGTAGGCGTCTATTTTGCTGCTAGGCATTAAATTACTTTCTATTAAATACTCGTCGCCACCAGTAAAGCCGTTAGCGTCCTCAAACATACGCGCTTCGTTTCTAGAAAGCCAGCCGCCTCGGATGCCCTTATTATAGTAGTCTGCTCGCTCGTTGGCGCTGGCTCTCAAAAGTGAGTTAAAGTTAAACTTAAAATAATAGGTTAACTTGTCGCTTTCGGTTAACAACTTGCGGGCCAGTTCCTGCTCTATGTTAATAGCATAACTAGCCAGCGTCCGTGCGTAGAAGTCTTGGTACTCTTGTTCTACGCTAGACTTAATGCCGTCCTTGGCTCCAATCATGGAGGCAGGCACGCCAAATATACGGGCAATTTCCTCAGCGCTAAACTTACGAGTTTCCAAATACTGGGCCTCCTCAGGGCTTAGGCTAAGTTTTTCCATTTTAATACCGTTAGGCAAAACGGTTGAGCGGCTCGCCCCGTCTATAACATCGTCTAGACTTTTCTTTAAAGGTGTAGCCTGCTCTGGTTTAATTTGCGCGTCGCTGGTTAGCAAAAACTTAAGCACGCCATTTTTATAAACGCCAGCGCTCTGGCTAATGGCCGCCAAGTCAATGCCCAAGGTTTCAGCATGCACTACAATAGGCGACAAACCTACAAGCGGGTCGTCACCGCAAAGCCCTTTAAAGTGCAGCATGTCGGTGGCAGGCACAATAGAGGGGAAGCCTTTTAAATTAATTTTGTAAAATAGTTGGCCGTCCTGCATTACTGGCGTAACATAGTCGGGGGCAATAGGGTGCAAAGCAATACCAAGGTAACGGGCGTCACGGTTAATAAACGCGTAGGCATTACCCTTAAGCGCCAAGTGGCTAACCATGTACTTAGTAAAGTCGTATTTTGTTTGGTAAGCGTTTGGCTCGTTTACAAGCGCAGTAGCGTAATGTATTACGACTTGCTCTCGGTTGGTCCCGTCGTCCTTGTAAAGTTTCAAAGAGAGCCCCGCTATACCGTCCGCAATGACTCTAACGCAAGCATGCACAGAGGCAATACTTAAAGCCGTTCTGTCGTTTACCGCTTGGCCGCTTCTAGTCTGGTAACCAAACACATTGTTTAGCGTATTTATAAACCAGTCAGCAGGCTGCGACAAACTCGAGCGCTTCTCTTTTCGTGGCTGCCAAAACTTTAAATTCATTGGGCGCAAATTACAACTAGGTTAAATTTGTTGTGTTAACATTTGTTTCGTCCTTGTGCTAGCCAGCGAGAAAGTGCAGCCCTGAAAACATCATAGGACTTGTAGCGCTTTACGCCAAATTTTGCATAGTACTTCTCTTCAGTTGCGTTGTAGGCGTCCTCGTAAGTCTTGTATTTAGGGAGGTTGTTATAATACTCCTGCATGTAGTCGTCTAAGAATTTCATAAACTTAAAAACCAAAATTCGCTATTTTGTTCCTTAGCAGCGTCCTGCATGCAAGTGCCTAAGGCCATTACTATACTTACTGGCCCGTCGACTTTGTCGCCGCTTTTGGCCTTGTTAATTTTAATGTTTCCTGCTGGGTCCTGAGTTAACAATATATTGCCCATCATCCAGCGCGTCACTGGGTTGCCAGCGTGTCTTAGCATTTTGTCTTTAACTAGGCGCTCCAGTTCTTTAGTCGGTGCCGACATACTTACAAAGCCCTGCCCAAATGGGAACATTTGCAGCCCCTCATTTTGTAACTCAATAACTAACTGAGAAGCGTTAAAGCGGTCAAAGGCTATGTCCTTAATGTCGTAGCGCTGCGCCAGTTCAATTATACGCGCCTTAATATAGGCGTAGTCCGTTACATTGCCCTCGGTTAATTCTATAAACCCGTCGGCTGCCCATTGGCGAATAGAAGCGCCCGCAGCGTCCTTACGCTTAAATGCGGTTTCACTCGGTAGCCAGTACCATGTCC